CACGGCTGACGCTCAACGTTGTGGACACGCTTCGCGAAGTAGCCTTTCGGTTTGCGTGGGGTTTCGCCCTCGTGCCACAACTCGAAGTAGCGGCGCCGGGCCTGGCTGATGTAGGTGCTGTACGAGCCGCGCGGCATACCGAGTGATTCAGCGGCCGCCGGATAGTCCCCGCGCACCGCGAGCGCAACCAGGGTCGAGCGGTCACGATCGTCCAACACGGCAAGGATCTGTTCGTTCGCGATGGCCTCCACGACACGGTCTTCGAACGGGCTTGCGGCGATAGGTGCCCAGTAGCGGGCGAACATCGGGGCCGAACCTGCGCCGTTGAAGCCGTCACGGTCCTTGAATCCGTAGGTTTGCCGATGCCCCTTCACCAGCCCCTGGATGCCGGTCTTCCCGGCCGCGTACAGGTCCCTGGGGCTGGGCTCGTCCACGGCATCGAGGAGAGCATCGACTACACCGTCGAGGGCGGCTTCGATGAGGTCGCGGTGGTCATGGCCGAGAAACCGGTTCGCGACCGCCGAGTTGCGGGCGATAGTCCACAGGTCTTCGAAGCGGTAGCCGAAGCGCAGGTTCTCCCGTGTCGGTGCTGTGGTCATGACGCCCGCTCGCCGGGAACATCGAACAACGCCATATCGCCGACCGGCTCACCAGGCAGGTGCACGTCCACAATCGGCCGGGCCCGGCGAACAGGTTCGGGCTCAGGCACCACAGAGACACCCGAGCGTTCCCGAGCTACCTCGGCGTCACACGGGCCGGAATAGTCCACCTGGATACCTGAGTGCCCCGATCCGACACACCAGTGGTGGCTGGCGAACGTCACCCCGCCCGGTTGGAACGCCAACGCGGCGATGCCCTCGGCGAGCCGGTTGAACGCGGCCGCGGTGGACTCGCGGCCCTTCCCAGTCTTCTGCTTGAACATCAACACGTCACCGTGCGCCGCGACCTCATCCGCGCATATCCGTGCCCGATGCTGCCTCGACCACCAATCCCAGCGTTCGAACTTGTCGATCCACATGGGGACTGCAAGTTGAAGGGTCATTGCCAGCAGATCGTCAGTCACGACGCTGCCTCGACTCTTCGCCGGGCTCCGGGGTTTCGGGGACACCAGACGCGAGAGCGGCGCGTGTCGGGCACGGCCAGCACGGCGAGGCGCCGTCGTGCTTGTGGTCGTTCGCGCAAGCCTCGGTCTGCCACTCCTCCGAACCGCCCGTGCAGCAGTTCGAGCAGATCGAGTACAAGTAGGCGTCCTGGCAGGTGAGGCCGATCTCGTCGATGTCGAGCACACCTTCGGGCAGGGTGCCGTCCTCGTTGTAGCGGTGATCGTGGTCACACTCGTCGTAGATCTTGAACTCACGGTGCAGCGACAGCGCCCTGTCGATGCGGGCCTTGAGGTCGGCCAGTTCGGCGCTAGCGGTGCCGAGCGTGTCTTCCACGAGGCTCGGGACGGACGATCCGGTGACCTGCTCGGGGTCTTCGCCGAGCGCGCCGGTGATCCGGTCCAGGGCGGCGTGTGCCGTCTCAGCCTCCTCGCGGAGAGCCGTCGCCCCGGCTTGGGCTTCGGTTACACGGCGAACAGCAACCCGGACGGCCTCGCTGGCTTCGACGAACTCGCGGGCACCATCCAATGTGGTCGCCGTGATGACCGTGCTCCCGGCTTCGATCTCTTGGCGGATCTCCCCCGCCAGATCAGGCCGCAGGTTGGTTGTGCCGCCCACCGGCATGCGGCGAACGAATCCGACCGGGGTTACGGGCTGGGGTGCACGGGGCTCAGGAGTAGTCATGGATATCAGGCCTCCACCGAGTCGTATGTCTGCTCGAAGATGTCCGGCTTGCAGGGGTAGTGCTCGCCCTGGACGCCTGTGATAATCCAGTCGCCGGGGCAAACGGTGTGGCCGCCTTCGAGGGTGTCGATCCAACCGTGGTCGTGCATGGTGTAGCCGCAGTTTTCGCGGCGGAACTTCGCGGGGGTTTCGGTGTGCTTGAGCGCGCCGAGGAGGATCGCGTCATCTGCCGCGCTGATCTCACCGGTGGTCGCGTCCACGGGCGGGTAGCGGTAGAGGCTGACGGCAGGATGGTCGCCCTCGGCGAACCACTGGGATGCCGCGATTTCGACGGGCTTCTTGCGGTAGGTACGGGGCTCAGTCATGGGGTGGTGTCTCCGTTCAGGATGAGGCGGGCGAACAGCAGGGCGTGAGGCCCGGTGTCAAGTGAGGTCGTCACTTCAATGCCGGTCGGCCGGCCCATGATGGCGTCGATGAGGCGAGGCAGGACCTGGGAACCGGTGGCGATCGCTTCCTGGCAATCGGCCTCGGCGTCGAGCCACGCAGCGAGGGGCTCCGCCACGGCAGGAGACAGGGCAGCGATCCACGTGTTGTCGCCTAGCGTGTGATCCATGATCCCGATCCCGAACGACATGTCAGGGTCGTCCGGGTACTCGGGATCCATCATGTACAGGGCCTGCGGTTGGTGACCCTGGTAGGTGTATTCGATCTCCCACCGGCCCGGAACCAGCACGGCCGACGTGTTCGCGGCGAGTGCGCGGAGTCGCGTGGCTGCGGTACGCAGAACAACCGCTGGCTGTTCCTGGTCACTGGGCATCGCGAAGAGCCCCCTGGCTGGTGTCCTGAGTGAGAGCGGCACGCGCCTCGGCGTAATCGTCCGCCGTGATCGGGTGGCGCAGCATGCCGTTTCCGTCTTCGCCCGAGCGGGCACGACGGATCGCCTGCGCGACGCTGAAGACGGCCCAGCCATCGGCGTGCACCTTTGGGGCGCGGGTGTCGTCGTCTACAGCCCCAACACGGCGCCAACCGGCCTCGAGAAGCGCGTCAGCGGCCTGAACGGCATAGGTGAACCGGAAACCCGACCCGAGGTCGGTCGACACGAGAGCGTAAATCTGGGCGGCCAGTTCGTCTCGGTTGGAGGTCATGGGGTGTCCCTTCAGGTCAGAGGGTGGTCAAGCTGGTGTGCTTCGCGAAGGGGCTGGATCAGGGAAGGTCACGCGACCGCCTCCGGCCTGTCCAGGACTTCGCGGAGCCGGCTTCCGATCCACTGTCCGACCGGAGGCGACACGGCGTTGCCGAAGCCGTCGACCTGGTTGCGGGCGGTGCCCCACACGATGAAATCCCCCTTGTAGTCGGGGAAATCGACGTCGAAGCCGCAGCCGCGGCCGATCTCGTGGGCGCCGAGCATTCGGAAGTAGCAGTCTTCGAGGGCGAGATCGGCGAGCGCGGCGCGCCATTCAGCGCCCAGGAGTGCCGTGGTGTCGCGTGCGGTGAGGGTGCCGAGCGGGTCGGTGAGCGCGTGCGGTGCGGTCGTGTCGGGGCCAGTGCCGTTCTGCTTGTACCAACCAGAGAACAACCAAGCTTGGCTGGCGGCCGACGCGACGACCGTACCCAGCGGGTCGCTGACGGGATGGGCTCGGTACTTCGCTTCGTCGATCGCGCCGTTGTTCTTGATCGCCCCGGCGGCGGTGAGCAGACCAGGGATCTGATCCGACGTGACGGTCGGCATAGCCTCGGCGTGCACCGTCGGGATGGTGTTCTTCCGGAACGGAACGACGCCCGAAGACAGCATGGCGATCGTCGCCGAACCGCCCTGCGTCGGCAAAGGCTCGCCCGTTCCTCGAGGAGCGCCCTGGAAGTTGTCGACCGCGAGTAGGACCGCCTTCTCGTGCGTGCTGGTGACGGTGTCCATTGGCCGGGTGATGTGCTGCCCGTCGCCGTTGTGTCGGTGAGCAGCGATGACGGCCCCGGTCGACAGGATCGCGGCCTCCTGCTGGCTGGTTTGCGTCGCCATCGGCTGCCACGGGTGCCGCTCCGAGCCGTGCACAGCCTTCGCCGGCATGAGAACGGCGGGGAACTCGGCGAACCGCTGACGGCACCGCTCGGCCCGGGCCATCGTCGCATCGGCGAGTGGCTTCTTCCGCTCGCCGATGCGGGTGCCGAGGTCGGTCAGGTCGAGCGCCGCCAGCGACGGTGTCATCGGCGGGACAACAGGAACGCGGCAGGACGGGCAGCGGTAGTCGTACTGCTTGCCGTAACGCACCGAACCGGTCGGCGGTACACCAGTCCGCCACGACCACACGCCCGCAACGATCCGGGCACAGCGACCACACCACGCCTCGGGACGATGGTCGAGATCCGGGGCTGGCAGCCCCTGATCCCAGAAGGCGATGTACAGGCGGTCCCGTGACTGCGGCACACCGAAGAACATCGAGTTGAGGTACAGCACGCGGTACCGGTAGCCAAGGTTCTCGAACTGCTTGAGCCACCACCGGTAGGTAGACCCGTCGCCTACCTTCGGCCGGCCCGGAATGGCCGGGCCCCACGACGACAGCTCGGTCGTGCACTCGACCAGAACCAGTCGAGGGTGGTGCTGCGCGGCGTAGTGGAGCACACAGTTGGCCGTCGCACGGTCGCGCTCCGACCGCGTGACTCGCGCGTCGAAGTCGGGATCTTCGAGGTCGAACAGAGACATGCCCTGCTCATACGCCTTCTGGGTGTTGGCCTGCGAGTGATTGACGCAACTGACGCCAGCGACCAGCAGGTCGCCTGCGGGGAGGTCGCGTGCGGAGTGGTAGTCGGACGAGTCCGGGTCGACGAGGTCAGCGATCCAGTGTTCGGCGTGCGGGTGGTTGGCCTCGTGGACCTCAACTTTGTAGGCGTTGTGGTTCGCGGCCATGATCGTCGTGAAACCGGCGGTTTCGATGCCGCGAGTGAGGCCGCCGAAGCCGGAGAACAGGTCCACGGCGACGAGGTCGTCATGTGCGAACCGGCGGCGGCGTCTCGCGGGCCGGTGCACAGCGGTTCGGGTCACGCTGATCACGGGGTTGTCCTTCGCGTGTTGGGGTGGCCCGGGGACTGCTGTTCCCCAGGGGACAGGCGGGCAGGATGGGCAATCCGAAAATCGCGATCATGGTCAGCGATCGTTGCCTTGGCTTTCTCCCACACGGCCTCGACAACCGGGTCGATCGGACGTGACTCGATGTTGTTCTGCCAGGCGTTGACGGCTTCCAACAGCACGTCCCGCAACAGTTTCGGCTCAGACATCTATGCCGCCAACTTTCGGCCATTGAACCCGGCCATCCGGTCATAGATCCTTGTGAAGTCGGCGACCGTCTTGGCGGAACTTGACGCTTCTGCCGCGAAGTCATCGGAGTACACGAACCCGCCAGCCTCGTCTTTACCCCACTGGTCCTGTCTGCCGTAGCAGTAGGCGCGGGCAACGGCTTCTTTCACGCCGGGATGGTCGAAGATGCTGGTCATCTGTTGCGGCCCTGCTTCTCGGCGCGCTTCGCTGCGACCTCGTCCCGAGGCTGCGGGGTGGTGCCGATGGCGCGGTCGATGCGTTCCTGCGCCTTGCTGTCGAGTTTCTTCAAGATGCCCATCTCGGTGTCCCTCTCTGCGATAACACCATCCTATCTTGCACAGTGATGTAGTGCAAGCAGTACATCACTGTACAGTCACCCGATCCGCGAGTAGTGCCCACGGAACGGCAACTCAAACGACGCTTCCTGCCCATGCCGGTTCTTCGGGATATCCACCGACACCATCCCGTTCGGCACACCCCTCAAATCCCCGTCATCCGCATACTGGCGGGCCAACATGATGATCACATCGGAGTCCTGCTCGATCGCGCCCGACTCCCGCAGATCCGACATCGAAGCCTTCTCCCGGTCAGTCGCCTTCCGGTTCAGTTGCGTCGGCACCACAACCGCGCATTGCAACTCCCGAGACAGCTGCTTACAACTGCGGGAGATCGCCGCCACCTGCTGCTCCCGCGGCATCCGACCATCCCCCTTCACCAATTGCAGATAGTCCATGACCACCAAATCCAACCCCGTCCGCCTCTTACGGGCACGGCACACGGACCACACGTGGTTGAGGGACAACTCGGGAGACTCATCGACATACAACTCGTAGTCAACGGCCGTCTCCCGGTACTGCTCGAGCTGATACCACGAGTACTCCGACAGTTCCCGCCGCGTGATCTCCCCCATGTCGATCGACATCGCCGCAGACGCGATACGGCCGGCAACCTCAAGTCCCCCCATCTCAACCGAGAACACCTGCGCCACAAAACCCTTAGATGCGGCATACTCGGCCATGTTGTGCGCGGCAATAGACTTCCCGTTACCTGGACGGGCACCAACCACATAGAACCGTCCAGGATGCAGCCCACCCGAGATGTGGCGATTCAGGTCCGGCCACGGCGTTTCCATGATCTGATAGTTGTCGTGGTGGCGGAATGAGTGAGCCAACTTGGTGAGCAGAACATCGAGGCGCTGGTTCATCGCAGTGTCGTCGACAGCGTCGAGCTTCCCCAGCTCGTCGTAGGCGATCGCGACGGCTTCCGAGTACTCTTCCGCGGTCAAGGCGCGTTGCAGGCTTCGTTGAAGCGACTCACACAAGCGTCGGAGGCGGCCGCAACGCTGCACCTCGGCCAGCGCCTGCGGATAGTCCCCCGCAGATGGTGGGCCGAGTTTCTCAAGGTTCCACAGTAACTGCGGTGTCGCCGTCGACTCCGACTCGGCGATCAACGACCGCTTGTCGATCTTCTTTCCGGCCGTTTGGAGTCTCTTCGCGACACCCCACAAGCCGCCGTAGTGCCCGGAACAAAAGTCATCAGGGTCGACTTTCTCGAGCGCGTCCTCACGCAGTGGCCGCGCCGTGATCGACAGAAGCAGGGACGCCAAGTAGCGCTCATCGTCGACGGGGTTGAGCACCACCATCGGGTCGGTCACTTGGCTCTCCAATCAGGGTCGTTGAGGGTCCACGCGGTGAAGTCGCACATCTCCCGCAGGCGGGCGGCGATACGTTCACCAAACGCAGGCTGGATCTCCCTGCCGGGCAGGTTCGTGGTGATCAGGGTGGGTAACTCGTTCTCGTACCGGTGGTTGACAATCCGGTAAAGGTTGTCGTCGTTGAACTGGGTGTGGTTCCCGGCCCCCAGGTCGTCGATGACGAGCAGCGATGCGTTGGCGTAGTCGCGGGCATCGGTCCCGTCGAATCGGCGGAGGGCGCCGTTGAGGTCCGCCGCGGTTGTGATGGTCCACGAGGCGGGAACCCCGATGTCGTAGAACCACCTGCGGGCCGCGTACACCTCATGCGTTTTGCCCCGCCCAGGTGGCCCTGAGAGGATCAAACTGGGGCCGGTCCTGATGGGTGTCGGGTGAAGCCAGTTGCGGGCCACAGTGAGCGCCCAGGACGCCACCTTGGGGTTGCTCACGGTCGCCGTGGCGTACCGGCGGGGGATCACATCCCCCACGGAGACGCGTTCGTCGCGGGCGATCTGGAAGTCTCGCAGGGACCGGGCGAATAGGTCGCGGGCTTTCGCCTCGAGGTCGTCAGCACTCGGGTACTCGGCTGCGGCTTCAGCCACCCAGGCGGCTAGAAGGTCACCCGCGAGGATCTGATCTAGGTCAGGCACCGAAACCTCCATGG